ATGAAGCAAGCAGCCCCTTCAATAGGCTCCTCTAAAGGTTCAACTTTATTAAGTATCCCATATCTTTTTCCAGCGAGGCGGAAGGTCGTACAGCCCTTGAGCTTACCTCGCCACGCCTTCATGTAGATATCCTTGTACTCATCAAAGGTTACTTTATCACTCACATTGATTGTCTTAGATACAGCACTGTCAACGAATGGTTGCACAGCTATCTGCATATTCAAGTGATCATCAGTGGACAGATCGTCTGCCTCTACACTCTTAATACCATACGTATTATATACATAATCCTTGAGCGGAACGATGATAGGCCCTTGTTCTGTTTGGACAGTTCGATCCACTTGGTTTGAGAATACAGGTTCCACACCGCTGCTAATGTTATCAGCAGTGAAACTAATAGTACCAGTAGGGGCGATAGAGGTGAGGTGACTATTTCGGATACCATATCTTTTAATTAAATCCTGTATGTCTAATGGTAGTCGCTGGATAAACTTACTGTCATGATACTCTTCTGTGAACAGAGGAAACGAACCCTTCTCTTTAGCAAGAAGAGCAGAGGTTTCGTAAGCACCACACATCAGTGTCTTAGTTATCTTACGTGTATATCTAACAGCTTCAGCAGACCCGTATCGGACGTTCAGCAGCGTAAGGATATTCGCTAAGCCAGTGATCCCAAGCCCCATTCTCCGCTTAGCCTTTGCTTCTTTCTCTTGAGCAGCAAGGGGGTACTGAGTGCGATCTATAACATTGTCCATAGCCCGTACAACATGGGGGATATCCATCTTAAATTGGGTGTAATTAAATGTGTAATAGTCTTTGTGTTGGTTAGCCCGCTCCATGTACTTAACTAAGTTAAAGCTGCCTAGCAGACATGCACCATATGGGGGTAGAGGTTGCTCACCACATGGGTTCGTGGCTTCGATACTCTCGCAATAATGTAGGTTATTGTCATTATTGATTCGATCAAGGAACAACACCCCTGGCTCAGCCCAATCCCAGTTGTTACGCATGATCTCATCCCACAGTGCAGCTGCGTCTACTGCTTGGTACACACGCCCTTCAAACTGTAGGTTAAACATCTTACCTTTAGCTACACAGTCCATGAACTCATCCGTTACACCAACGGATACATTGAAGTTAGTAAGGGTAGTCGAGTCCTTCTTAGCGCGAATGAACTCCTCAATGTCAGGATGATCAACACGTAGGACAGACATCATCGCTCCCCGTCTGTGTCCTGCGCTGACTATTGTGTTGCATACGCTGTCAAAGATAGCCATGAATGAAACAGGGCCAGAGGCGGAACTATCAAGAGAAACAATACGATCATTACGAGGACGTATTCTACTAAAGTCAAAGCCAATACCACCCCCTCTCCGCATAGTCTCAGCGGCTTCTTTAGCCTTGTCCATGATGCTATCCATGCTGTCTTTAATTGTACCGCTGACGAAACAATTATATGCTGTAACATTCTTAGGTGATCCCATAGCTGCTTGTACTCTACCAGCTGGCATGTACCTCTGATTTAAAAGTATGTTTTTGAATGCAGAACGATGTGAGTCATCATCAGCCATAGCCCCTGCTTGTCTTGCACACGCCTCAGAAAATGACTCGTTAGGTAGTCGATACTTCTGTGCATGTAGGTCATCACATGCTTGTATCTGTGGCCCGATAGTGTTGTGTCCTATACCACTCATCGGTTATCTCCTTCACCCTCGATAACACCACGCGCATGGCGTGATTTTAACTTCGCAATGTTTCTGCTTGCACAGTACTCAAATGATACATTCAAGTCTGAGCAGATGTTAGCCAGCGCCCACAGTTGATCACCACACTCATCAATAATCCCTAGTACTACTTGAGGATCTACTTTCTCATGAGGCTCAAGTGCTGGAAGTACCCCCTTGCGGATAAGCTTCTGCACCTTATTTTGCATCTCACCTGATTCAGCACCTGCTAACATAGCGGGGTAGATGAGTGCCATTTCATCGGGATACATAGCTGTTGCTCTTGCATCTTCTTGATAACTATTCAAACTGATCGTCATTAATTTAAGTTCCTTACTGTCAATGTTTTTATCTCAAATCCATCTACGTCATAGATCAATTCTCGTATGACATCCTCGATGTCAGATTCAACTTCATCATCAACTGATATAAAGTATAGATCCGTATCTATTTTCATTGTCAACTGTACAGATACACTATGGTGTTTCATCATATTCCTCGTTGTACTCGCTTTCTAACAGCATCATGCAATAGTGAATTGCTTTGCGTAAATCCTTTGCACGATCCTTACTCCTATGACGGGTTACGTACTTGATGACGTTACCTTCGCAGAAGTTTAGTTTATTTTTAATTATGTATTCAGATGGTTGGATTGCCAGTTTGATGTAGTGGTTACCTCCATGCTGTACATTTGTGAGAGTAGCTAACCTCTCTTGATTTTGTTGCTTATCCCACTCTACTGGACCTGTCATACGTTACCCCGGCACTTTGTTAAGTATGTAATTGGAATTATATTATCTCCTGATTGAGATGTCGGGTAAGTTTCTGTCGCTTCCTCCCACCCTTCATCCAACAACACTGAAACCATCTCATACAGCAGATCCTGGATTGCCTCTTGATCATGCTGAAACAGACTATTCGTGGAGGGCATAGCTAATTTAAAATCTAACCGTCCATCCCAGTGACCAGTATCATTTGTCATGGGTGTCACAAAGATAGCCAAGGTGTCATCTGTCATGTCGATATCATTTTCATCATCAAAATTCATGAGTTATGCTCCACTGTTATTAACAAATTTGGGAGGGGTACATCTTTCCCAACGTGCCACTCCCAAGGTATGTGTTTATCTGCGTACATAAATCCATTCTTCTCACACCACATGGCATAGGTTGTCTTACTCTTCTTACTTAATTTTGCAGCTGATCTAGAGAACACAAATCGAATGTCTAGAGTAGGATGCTGAGCTTTTATTTCCTGATGCTTACGTCGGTCTGACGCAGTGAATAAACCTTTGCTTTCAATGATCACACCGTTGGGTAAGATGAAATCAGGCGTGTACTTTCTGTACGCTAGATCTTTCCATTCAATTTTAAACTTCTCATAACAATCAGTGATGCCAAGATCAGCAAGTGACTTAGCTACGCTTACTTCAAGTCCAGATTTATATGAGTTCGTATGCTTCTTTGGGTAGGCCAATGATTAGGGTGTCCAGAGTTTAACTTCCTGCGCTTGAAAGTCGTAGTCACATGCCCGTAAAATACGTGCTACTCTAGCCTGAACCAGAGCATCTTCTTCTGTAAGTTTTGCTTTATTGTATTGCTTTACTACTGCTGCCCACATGTTGTCATTACTTGCGAGTACTTCAGCAGCTTTCTTAGGACCAACACCGGGGCAGCCTTTGTACCCATCTGTCGCATCACCTGTAAGTGTCTGAAACATATGGTAGTAGTCAGCCTCAGCCTCAGATATCGTCACTACATCCTCATCCATACGCGCTAACCTACATGGTATAGTCTTCAAGTCTTTATCGTCTGTTACAACAATACATGGACCTTCAACTAGGGACTTAGCAGTAGCGAGTATGCCTAGAACATCATCGCCTTCTAAGCCTGGGCGTTGCATGACTTCATACTTTTCTTTTACGTGCTCACGTATCTTCTTCAAAACCACAGGCTTCTTAGTCTTCTGCCTGTTCGATTTGTATGAGGGGAGTACGCTCTTACGCCAGTTCTCCCCGCTGTCAGTCAATGCAAACACGATACGTGTAGGGTCATATGTCTTTTGTATCCACGCTATCTGCTTGTTCAGATGCTCGATAGCGTCTGGCAGAGAGGAGTGCCAAGTATAAAGACCCAGCCCCTCATCTACACATGCCACTTGTTCAACTGCTGACGCAGCCTTATAAGCGTTGATGTCTCCATCTAATAAAACCGTAAGCATTCTTTACTCCTGTTTGTCAATAGTAAGGAATCACTTCTAGTCTAAATCAGATGAGACATCGATGAACTGATCAGCGCCAAGTTCTTCTAAGATATCCATGTCGTCAGCGGGGGGGGTTGCCTTACCTTTTTGTGTAAGCAAATCATGATGCTTACTTTTTATACTGTCATTCCACGATGTAATGAATGAATTAAACTCTACCCCCAAGGCTATGTCAGCATCACTTGGAACAGTACCAGTAATTTTAACCCCAACCTCTGGTGTGTAGTAGGTGACCGTGCCATTTACATTCGGCACATTTGTTATGGACATCACACCAGACCAAGGAAGTGCCTTGGCATCAGTGAATGTCTGGAAAGCAGGGGCTATGGCTTTAGATGCAGCAGGGCCTATCTCATAGATACATGGCGTAGGCCCCAGATCGGTAACGTCATTGCCCTCAGCATCTACAGGATCAATCATAGTTACTTGACCAAACATGACACGGTATGTCCGACAGTTTTTGATCAAGTCCTGCAAATCTTTCTGCAAAGACTTAAAGTCTTCAATGAAACCAGCTGGCTTACCACAGTTAATTCCACCTGTGTCATCGATTCTCTCATCAACCCACTGCTTGCCTGTCATGGTGGTGTGTATGTACCCACCAGCACGGGGCTTTCCAGCGTCATCTTTGCGTCCTGTGACTAGCTCGTTGTCATACCGCTTGATTAAAAAGCGTTGAAAGAAACATCTAAACTCTATGCTGTCTGCATAGATGACTGTTCCATTTACATCGAGAGCAAAGGCCCCAGCGGAAACGATCACCGTCTTTTTCGTTTTACCTTTAATTTCGGTTAAACCTTGAATGTCTTCAGTCATGACCTTCAATCGTGGGAACATAGGCCCATCTGCTGGTGCAGCTGCTGCCTCACTAAACCCCATCATGGATGCCATTGCGGCCTGATCCATATCTACATGTAGTGCTACTTGATTCATATTATTCTCCATAAATTGATTCTTCTTTATACTATTTGTAAGATGGTTAGTCAACAGAGTATTTACACTTCTTTTGTATCCATCCAGTTACTTCCTATCTTTATATCGACAGGTAATTCTACATTAAAATCTACATCCCAACGTGTCTTCATTACATCGACAACACCGCTCATTGTTGATCTCATTAGCTGAGCCATCTTCTCCTCCTCGCCAGGATATACATCAACAAGTATGCTATCGTGTACAGTTAAGACCATCACACTCTTAACCTTAGCTGCCTTAAATGCTTTGCTTAATTCAACCATTGCCAAGGGTACTATATCTCCTGTTGCAAAGCCTTGAACTGGGTAGTTCACAATCTTTGTTTTACCCTGTACCTTTAACGTCTTTGGGTTACGCTTAGCGTGAGGGAAGTGGTACTCCCTGCCAGAAGGTAATGTGATGTGCTTAGTCTTCACCGCCTGTGAGCAAAGCTCTTCTTGCCAGCTATCGATACCTGCATACTTCTTGAGGAAGTCAGTGTAGTATTTCACTTGAGCAGGTGTACCAGACAGCCCACCGTAGAGTGGCTTAAAGGTGTGCGCCTTAGCCTCTTGTCTGTTCGTTGGCTCACCTGCATCGGTCAGTGTCTGTGCAGTGTATGAGTGAACGTCGAAACCTTCAGCAATTTCTTGCATCGCCACCTCATCTTGTGACAGGAATGCAGCTACCCGAAACTCAAGCTGGGCGTAGTCTGCTTCCATTAAGTTTCCTTTTTCCCAACGGCTGCGAAAGACCTTGCGTATCGGGAAGCGCCAGACCTGTGGTTGGTTCTGCAAGTTAGGTTCTCTGCCACTCAACCGCCCTGTAGCTGTGGTAAATTGAAGTAAGTTAGTATGTAGGATACCGTCATCGCGTGTGCCTCTGTCTATTCCGTAGCAGAAGGTAGCGACATAGCTCTCTATCGCGTTCAACCTCATGATATCTTCCAAGAACTTCTGCTCGTACTCCAGACCCCTTGCCTGACACACCTTGCTCAGTGCGTATAGGTTTTCTTTTGATGTAGAGAACCCTGCATCTGCTACCCATTTAGACGTAGGTGCTTGAAGCTTTAGCCCTGCTAATTCTTTTATGGAACGATAGAAGAAGCCATGCCCCTGGCACTCATCACATTTGTTTTCATTCTTATACGCATCCCCGTTGATCTTTACCTTACGGATCAACCCTTTACCTTTACAGGTTGTGCATCTCTCTGCCTTAGTCTTTGCGACAGGGGATGAGTAGCGATTACGGGCAGTCTTATAGTCAGCATCCTTCATCCAATATGAAAAGCTTGATGCCCATGTTTCCTTATCTTTTATCTTACGTGAGTAGATGACCTGTGATAGCTGCTCAACTGAGCTTAGGTTGACGGGTGTATCTCCCATCAACTCTGCAACTCGTGTCTGTAATGACTGCTTTAGTGTCTGGATCTCATGCTCGTACTCTTCACGCACAGCATTCAAGGCAGGACGATCTATGCGAACACCTGTCTGCTGCACTTCACATAGAACTGAGCACATCTGATTGGTAAGGAGTAGGGTATCTTGTAGGTGTACGTTAGCATCCATTGCGTACAGTTCTTGCAGCTTTAAATAGACTTCAGCCGTCGATTGGATGTCACCTTCCAGATACTCAAGATGGGTAGCCAAGGGAACTTTGGACATGACTGTCTTACTTTTATAGTATCCATCCATTAAGTCAGACTTCTTTATTGCTACACCTAATCGTTCAGATACATTGGCGAGGCTATGCGACTCCTTGAGTCCACGGGCTAGGATATAACTTGCAAGCATTGTGTCGTAGATCTCTGCACCAATAACAAACCCACACTCTCGCATCCAAGGGATATCGAACTGTGCATTATGACAGATGACTGTATCTGCTGAGGTGATGAGTGATTGGAGATCCTCTTTGTTCTTCTTAATGTCTGTGTCATCAGGCATTTCAATATGTGCAAACAGGAATGTTTCTATCCTACTCAGCACACCCTCATCCAATACGCCAACACCTACACTCACTAACTGTGTACCTTTTGTCCACGGATCTAGGTATTTACGTCTGCCATCAAAGATAACATCTGTTTCTATATCGAGTATCAATTTCATGCCACACCTATGCTGTTGTGTAACGGGCAGTCTGCCCATCAAGTTGTACGACTTGGTATCCATGCCATCCCGTTAGCTTATTCTTAGCTATGTTGACATAACGCCAAGGGTCTTCCTCACTTTGCTCACCAGATGGCGGCTGCTTACCAATGAGTAATGAGAGGTCAGCCTCAGCCGCCTTACCAGTGCGTGATCCCTCAAACATATCCTGTGTAAGTACTGTCTTACCCTCTGCTTCAGCTGATAGCTGACTGAAACCAAAGACAGCGCAGTCCCATTCCTTAGCTATCTCTCTAGCTGATCGGTATACTTCACGTAACTTCTCATCTGTGCGCGTGAATGATCCATACACTTTTACTTTGTCCAGCATATCGATCACTAGGATGTCTGGCTTGTAGGATTTACACAGGCTTTCAACACGGGCCATATCCCAGCCAGTACCGTCTGCAATCAGAAGGTTATCTTTAATTGGAGCAAAGGATTCGGCTGCTGTCTTCATGTTGGATCGTATCTCTGTAGTTGTCATGCCCGTGCAAGAAGTGAGGTATCGTATAGCCACACGATGGGAAGCCTCTTCATTGAGTACAACTGCACACCTTGCACCTTGATGTGCGAACCCGCCTGGACCTGCGATCATGGATGCATGGAAGCTTGTCTTACCCACATTCGGCCTAGCACCGCCTACTATCAAATGACCTGCGCTAACACCTGCAACATGGTTAGCCAATGCGCTAAGGTTAAACTTCCACTTACTCTCATCACTATTCTTTTTGAGTAGTGAATCTAAAGATAGATCTTCAAAGTCTATCCTTAGCTGTGGCAAGAAACTTTCCTGATGATCTTCAAGGATACGTTTGAGTCCCGCTAGATCATTACTATCACCATTGATCAGAGCAAACCCTGCCTCAGCTGCCTTCTCTCCAACCACTGCTCTCCACATCTTGGTCAAGACTTGTTGGCATAGGTCTTCACCAAGGGGTTTCTCCTTATCTATACGCCTGAAGATATCCCCGAAATTGTTTTTGTCTGCCGTCGTAAGGGTAGGGTTGTTAGCATAGAAAATTGAGCTTACCTCTTTATCGGTAAGGTCACGCTTGTACTCTGACATAGTATCGACAATGACATTCTTTATTTTCAGTTCATCACTACCGAAGAAGCTGTCCGATAGTCGAAGCTTCACAGCCTCATAAAACTCATAACTGTGTATGCTTTTAAGTAGAGCGTGTTCCATTTGCATTTAGTAATACCTTTTGTCGATAGTATGTATTCACTTTAATATAACCTAAACTGCATATACATGCAGCTTAAGTTACTCGTTAATGATCTCGTATTCTTGCATTCGGTGAGCGTACCTCCCTAATATCTATCTCTAAGTCACCGTACTTCGGATCGTTATCCAAAGCTGTAAGGAGTCGCCTAATGTTTGCTTTATCTTCCCCACTAGTATTTAAATCTGTCTGATAAATTTTCGTTGTGATCGTCGCTCTAACTTTCATAACTTTTCCCTAATCAAATTGAGATCGAATGGATCTCTATATTTTAAGTCATCTCGCAGTGAAACAACTGTACACTTATGTTTACTCATAAATTCCTTACGGATAGTTAATGCCTTACTTCGGGCATCAGGGTCAAGTGCTATTACGACGTTTGTAAACTGACTAACAAACGCAGCACACTCCCTAGATACTGTAGTACCTAGTAATGCCACTCCTATGCACCTATCTATCTCACTAACAACAGCTGCTGAAATAGCATCTTCAACTAATACAACAGTGTCCCCCACACCCTGAACGTAAGGATACTTTTCCTTACCATATCTCTTCCACTTCATTGGACTATTAGGCCATAGACTTCTACCTATAGCATCAATGATTATTCCATGCCGACGTATGGGGAATACTACTCTATTGTCTATGATAGCCCATCTTAAATCAAGGCTGTCAACAGAGATTTTCCACTTCTCAGCAAAGGTATGTACTTCAGTTGTTGCTGAAACAATCTGAGAAGGTAATACAAATTTAGTATCTTCATCAGTTTGTTCGTTTTTCCTCAACACATCGGCTGCACGGACACCAACTCTGGTACTCCCACCGACTTTGCAGCTGGCCTTGTAGCAATTCCAGACTACAGTTCCATCTAGATTTGTTATGGTGAATGTGCTCTTACCCCCGCACTCAACACAGTCTAAACGAAGTGACTCTCCACTGTGTGGAGTGTTCTCTGCTATGTACTTAGCACTGAGCATAACATCCTCCCTTACTAATAACGTGGTAAGTTTTTCGCTGAAGGCCTATTTGACCATATAAAAACTCACCATATAGATTACTTGCTCACTATAAGTGAGTGGATTTTTTATAAGTCATTGATTTAAATAGAAAAGTTGGTAGAGTTTAGCTGAAACTCCCCTCAGAAGGGGCTTAACAGTCAGCTGCTCTACCAACTGAGCTATGCCGGATCAGTGATTTTCATGATGGTAACACATTGTAATCATTAACTTTTATTTCTAATCTTGTCAACAGTAAAATCGTTATCCTGTTTTTTACAGTTGACCACTCACTATTTCCACTAATATTTGGTCAACTATTTTCCTCAAGTTTCCTTTTTCGATGTCAAGGTATTTCTACTTTCCATCACCTTATTCGCCTGAGCATTTTGTCTTTTGCGGTTTTGTACAACATATGGAGCCAGAGATGCAACATTTTTATGACCCGTCATCGTCATTATTTCTTCTTCTGAAGACCCTGCTTCCAAAGCTTCATTAACCGCCGTCCTTCTCATGTCCATCATGAACAAATGATTGGGCAGTCCAGCTGCTACTCGTATCCGTTGGCCTGTCTTAGAAAAATGATTAGCTAGATATGGTTCCATCTTTCCTGGATGCGGCACAATGAACTCACAGTCACCAAAGTACTGCATTTGTTCATGCATCTTCAGTAGACAATACTCATTTAATTTGCGTATCACGCGCTCAGGTTTTTTACCCTGCCTACCTTTGCTCTGAACAAAATCCATAGTTCCATCCTTTACTATGAAGTTAGCCCACGTCAGAGTACGCATGTCACCTAACCGCTGACCAAGCTCATAAGCTAACAACATAGCTAACCCCACATTACGCCACTCATATCGAGAGAAGGCTGTATCCATGAACGTCTGTATTTGTTCTTGCGTCCACAAGACATCGCGTTTTGGTTTGTGTGCAGGATCAATTCCTTTCCACGGATTAATAAATAGGAGTTGCCATTTTGTGTCAGCCAAGCCCCACACTCTACGTGCAGCAGAGCGTATGTGCTCAGCATGGGTTGGTCCCTGAGAAGCCCACTTGTCGTAGGCCATGTTAGCCATAGCCCTATCAACATCCTTGTACTTCCATGCACCTAGGGGCCTACCCTTGACCACGGTAGCACAAAGACAGCCAAGGAAGTAGGTGTAGTCTTTCTGGGTGGTTTTCACATTCTTTGTGAATGCGCGGTCAGCAAAGTACTTGGCACAAAGCCCATCAACTGTGGGGCTGTGCATGATACCTTGCTTCCTCTGATTGTCCCCGTCCTTTTGCGCCCATTGATCCAGTTGGCGGTTTAGATCATCAGCCATTGCCCAGGCTTTAATCCTCGTACCAACTAGAACTTGACGCTCGACTACACCAGCATCTATGGCTGCTTGTGGCGGGTTGTATCGCCAGTACATTTCACCGTTTGCATATGTTAATTCAATAACATATCTAGGCATGTCAGAGGCATCAATGTTTGATGGTATCTGGGTTCTTGTTTCTTCATAATACGTTTCAGTTATCTTCATACTAATCTCCATTACAGTTTAACTAGTCAACTGATTTATACACTACCCCCTTGTTTGATGCTATAGCTTTGTGAAAATTGTGCATCCTCATCAGTAACAACTATATTATCTATTCTATCCGCCAGTTCTTCATCGATTTCAGCCAGTGCCAGAGATACTGCATCTCGCTTACTCGTAGCTAAGATGTGGTGACCCGACTTGTCACCCGCTTCACTTTGAAATCTGACTAGATACTTATTCATACTCATATTTACATCCTTACTATTTCGTAGAGTAATATCCACGAGAATAATAATTAATAGAATATGAAATAAATTCAAGGGGTAGTCATGCACAGTTTCCATGCACTTTTTCTGCTCTCAAAAAGAGCACTTCTATACATCATTTGTTCATGTATTGTTAATCGTCCCAACCACCAATAGAAACTCGCTTCTCATTTATGGGGCAGGGGATATTCTTTTGAAAGCTGCCGTATTTTAAACTCAGAATAGATGATGCAAGCGCAGCTAAGCTGGTCATCTTCATACTCTCAGAAGTGTAGTACGTGAAGCCATCTATTGTGTCGAAGGAGGGCTTATACTGACACCCATTAACCGTAACCAAAAGCCCGCTTTCCCTGGCTTCCTTTAGAAGCTTGCCGACTTTGTTCCGATCAAAGCCTAGTTCTTTAGCAACTCTTGTGACAACAAGTTTTTCCCCTCTGAAATGATGTCTGACCACGGCCATACAAATTAATCTTGAGAACTCGTCAACCATCCAGAATGAATAAGGGTCAGACATGATTCTACCATGCTGCATCACCCGAAATTTACGGATGTTATAATTAAAATCAGCCCACTGTGCAGTAATAACCGCATTGCGTTGGCTTACAACCTCCTTGCGAAAGTCAGTTTCTTCTTTGTCTAGCATCCCTTCGATGTACTTCTGGTCTTTGTCGTGCTGCTTCATTCTGTCCATACTTTATACTCATGCACTAAAATAGTGCACTCCCTTCTACATTTATACTAAGTCTTAGGTTAATTTTGCATTCAATCCGTGCACTTTGTAACAAATTAATTGTAAAATATTACATTATTTTATTCATTTATCCTTCTATGACTAAAGAAATATGCTTATGTTAATTGTAAAATATTACATTATTTTATTCATTTATCCTTCTATGACTAAAGAAATATGCTTATGTCTCCTTAATATATAATAAACTTGTTGCCATACTGACCAGCTTTTTCCGCCAAGCCACAGTTTCTAGCCACCGAGTCGGGATACTCTGCATACCGTAAATCCGCCCTGCTATCTGACCGCAGACTGCTCCAGTAGTGTCTGCATCAAAGCGATAGTTGACCGCTGCCGTTACTGCTTGCTCAAAGTTATTTGAGTTACGTACTGCATAACATGAGGCAGAGAATGTCTCAGCTACATACCCACCAGAGTATGGGTTACACGTCATGTCATTATACTTCTCAGGGATCTGCATCTCTTCACCATAAACATCATCTAATCTTCCATGCCACAGAACAGAAGCCATTGCTTGAGCGTAACGTACACAGTCCTCGTTACCGTGCGTAAGCATTGATGCCCTCACACTGTCTACCAAAGCATCCTCATAACTCTTGTGATTGAGTATGACGATTGGGGCCATCCGCATGATACCCCCATTGCCTGATGCATTGTCCTCAGTCGTACACTGGTAAGGATAATACCAATCACCCCCACGATTTAACGCAGTCGATGTGGTAGTACCTATGTCAAAGCATTTTTCCATAGGACTGTGAGCACCGTTAGTTCTCCAGTTGATGAACTCGTACATCATATCAGAGGGTTCAAAACCTTGCCTGTTTATTATGCTCTCACCCATCGCCACAGCCAATGAGGTATCATCTGTCCACACCCCATGTGGTAGCCCAAATGGACCACCCCCTGTCATTTCTGTGTGCATGACATCGTCAGGCTGTGGGCGGCTAAACTCTAAAGTTGTGCCAAGCGCATCGCCTACTGCAAGCCCAACAAGCATACCTTGTGCTTGATCTAGATTCATAGTTAACTCCCTATCAGTTAATGTTAAGCGGCTAGTGCAAGAAACTCGTTAGATGATACCCACTTGGACACATCATCTTCACGCTTCCACATGTTGACAGCCTTTGTATCTTTACCTGTATCCCGTAAGTGGCCTACCTCATCATGGCTGCTGAAGTTCGTGAATGCAGAGTACAATGCCCACACATTACTACCTCGCGTGGCTGCTTCATCTAGGTACAGACCCTTCATCATGTCCTGTTTACTTTTAACTGAGAACATACTGTCTATCGTACTCTCGACATCTATTATCTTTACTTCTTTGTCAGCCCAATTTTGCATACGATCAGCAAAGGTAACGAAGGCATCTTTACTTTCAACGATCTCACGTAACAGCCCATCGAGTGTGAAGTTAGTTGTGTTCTTTCTCCGTACTTTATCATACTCACCTGTGACCATGCCATTCGTGCAGAAGAAATCGATTGCACCAAAGAGTACGTTATTTGAGCAAGAGCCAGCGATACCTGACCAAGCCACTGACCTCATGGCTATCTCAGTTTCATGTTTAGATGTTGTTACTTTCTTAGTGACTTGAGGAAATATGCAGTCCATAAGCGCCCACTCGCCATGCCTTGCTGTCTTAAATTTAGTAGTCACACCTTGCAGATCAGCTGCTGACATGTTGTCTCTTAGCACATCCTGGATACCTCTGAACCTCTCCGCATGAGAGACAGTGTTAAACTTATCACCTACAGCACGATGAAGTGGGGTGTCTGTATCGCTACGCACCACCCAATGCTGCCCACTAACGGGTACACCGTTGCGTACTGCCTGTTCAATTGTGATGTCGAAGTTAATTTTGTCTGGCATCTCACCAAACACACCCTCTCTTGAGGATACCCCATTGTTTAATTCAACTACGTTACTCTTTAATATTGCATTCATTGTTGCATTCCTTTGTGTTATAGCAGTTATATCAGTCAAGTGTGTGTATTCACCTTGTAATAACTTCTGACTCAGTTTCGATCCAAACGTGAGCACCACAACTGAGTGGCTTATCTGGACTGTAGATAATTTTTGATGGACCTGCGATCTCTACCTCATGAGCATATGTATTACTCTTGTAGGTCTTACACGTTAGCACAGGCTCAGTCTCTCCTGACTTCCTATTCATTTTAATTATGTGTTGGTTAACGTGAACAATTGTTTTCATTAGCTGCCCACCCAACACCAAGTACGTTTTCTTAATACTACTAGCCTTTGTTTTGTCAACTGTTTTAATCCACTTTTAATATCGTAATCAGAAAAATCATAGCCACTCTCAAGTAATATCTTTCGTAACTTAGTTAGTGTGGTTGTGTTGTCTCTGACTAGACAGCGAACAACCTCAAGGACTTCAATACTACGTTGAGATGCTAACCGCCTCTCCTTGTAGATGTTGTGCTCAGGCATCACCCATTCTCTGCCAGGGGGTGTCACATTTGTAGGTGTAGTAGGGGTTCTTACCCTCTTAAGAAACTCTGGTATCGCTGGCATGTCATACATTATTTATTCTCCTATATTCTTTCCATTTATCGTGGACTTTAATGCCCACCACGATTGGTGCGTACATCGCAAACATATACACAACCAACAAAGCTAGGTTACTCAAAATCGTAACAAGTCTTGGGTCATCCATACCTCATCATCTCCTTATATTTCCTCAGCTAATACAGGTGCATAGGCATCGGGGTGTATTATGTGAGGTTCATCCCCTCTCTCTATACGTTCTTTGTTTGTAACCTCTATGCATGTCTTGCATATCGGCTGCCGTACCCCGTCGATAGGTAACGATGGTACACGCTTAGGGTTGTATGAGAACACAGCACCACAACCTAAGCACTCGCTGTTCATGAGTGCATACATCACTCAATCTCCCCATATTTTTCAGTCCAAAGATCAGATGCTTCAAGGTTGCTAATCGCACCCTCAAGAATTTTCACAGCGTCCACCAACAGGTAGCATGGGTCATTGCCTTCGATATCAACCCCGGCAAGAACTTCTGCATACCTCTCATCAGCAAGGTTGAGCAGAACCAAGATTTGATCTTTTAATGTGCTGTCATCGGGATCGATTGTTGCTGAAGGGAACACTTCGCCTTGATACGAATGTACGTGCTTTATTCTCTTTGTGTAATCTGTCATCAGTATTTTTCTCCCATTTTATATGATCCAACCCGAAGGGGACCAACCCCCTACATACAAAAAATCTTCCAACCACGAAGATGGCTTGTCCGTAGACATGTACGCCGTCCAAACCAAGCCAAAATCGCCACCTATAATGGCTTGATCACTCATGTAATCTTCCATGTCTGCCAACGATGATCCAGCTGCTTCCATGCGCCGCAACTCTTCGCGCATTGTGTCAACCGTACTGTTGATACCTTCAGCGTGTCCATTATGATTAGTCATCACTCACCCATCCATTATATGTGAACTTATTGATTAACTCATCTTCCAGATCATTCACTTGTTTAGATGTCATCTCCGCCAATGCTGGCTTGCAATTACCTAGTTTTTGTAGTGTTGATACTCTCATTTGATTAGCTTCAAACTCTTCAGCCTTGTCTATCATAGCTTTGACTAGTATCAGCTGGTCAATAGCCTGTTCATTCATCTGTCCTTGTATGCTCATCAGTCATCCCCCTCATCAGACCATTCTTCGCCGTGTACCCTAGCCAGCCTAGCGTATCCCACTGCATCATCCATTGTCAGCAGCCGTGGGTCACAAAACTCATGTGAGCTACACATTCCGAGGTAACACTCTTTGCCCACGATGCTGTCAGTAATTTCTTCCAAGTCGTGTTCGTCATGAAGGTACACCAGCTTAACTATCTGATCACCTTCAACGAACGCAACAGCGTTGCCTGACCCATGATATAGGGCAGTCTCTGTTACGGGGATGGCTGGCACTAAATACCCGTCAGGTTGAATTGCTCTGTTTAGAAAACTCATTTTATATGCTCCCATCTTATGTGATTACCTGTGGCTTTCTTTCTCTCACCAGCGCTGGTAAATATCCAGTTGCCACGTAGCTCACCTGTGAATTTTTCTTCACCTACTTTTTGTGGACGTTTCCTCGATCCACCCCATAAAGTATACGATCCTTTGACCTTTTTAATATCATCTTGTTTCACAGGTTGCGACTTATGCTCACTGATAAGTACCGCCTGTTCATCAGGTGTCATGTCTTCCCACATCTCAACCAAGACATCAGGGTCATAGAAGTCTACCTGATTGTACCAAGTACCGCCACTGTGATGCCACTCAGATGCTGACCATGTTCCTCTCTTAGCCAACCAAACGGCAAACGCTTTTGTATTCTTCCAGCCAACATCACGTAGCCAGGTGCTTGTTATCTTTGACAAAGGCGCTGATCCATTATTGTAAGCAGCCACCGCATTGTTACTCATGCCTTCAGCATAGTTGTATCCAGACATCACGCATCTCCCTTTTCTTTAGTCCATTTAATTATGAAGTTACGCAGCTGTCTAGCATCCTCACGCCAACAGGCTTCTTGCTGATTGCCTTCTGCGATATCTAACCTGTTATGAGCTTCACCTATGATGTAGCTATCTGTGTACATAGGGTGGCTGTTCACCTCATCCTCTGTCCCATACTTAAGTAGCCCATCAGGCACATCGATGTCCTGAAACTGATACCGTAGTTCGTCTACTTTGAAGGCAGCTTTTACGATCTTACGCATCACTCATCTCCCTTTTCTTTGATCCAATCTGCAAGGGCAGTTTGTTGTGCAAACGCTATCAAAACGCTATCAATTCTTTAGCAGCCTCTTCAAGAGGTGCCATTGCATATGTTGCTCATGTACTACTCCTGTTCAAAGCTGGTTCGTGTATGTTTTGCGATGCATCAGGGAACAAGTCCTCAAGTATGCGGAACTGTTCAGTCGCATCATGCCTGTTATCAAATGTAATTCCGAAGAGGGTTTCTATCTGTCCCGTTTGCTCGATTCTTAGGAGCAACTCCACATCCCACGAAGTCTCTTCATCTAACGTCTCGGCAAGTGTCATGCCCTGAGCATCGGGAGCCATCCCAAAATAGCAGAGCTCAAGCTCGTATGTTATCAGGTTGGGTACTGTCATGTTCAATGTACTCATCACTTACTCTCCCTTTAGTATCCATTGTGAAGTTTCATCATCAACTGATACGCATTTAAAATA